TTGTCAATGTTGTTAGTGCTATTGACATACATTAACTCATCGCCTACTTGAATAAAGCCACGGCTGACTACACTTGAATCATTAACTGAAATGCTAGTAGTTGTACCGTTAGTAACGGCAGCAGTCAACCATGTGGTTGATTCTGTGTTCATGCTGTAACCGTGGAGAAGTGTCTCAATACGGTCAGTCATCTGTTCAAGAGTACTCACAGGTTAATGCTCCTTAAGGCTGACACTGCTGACTTACCAGTGGTTCCAGCAAGTTCGTTGCATACTGCGTTTAAACCTTTGTAATCATTTGGCTGACGAGAAGCACTAGCCTTGTAGTTAAGTGCTCCTAGCAAGTCCTTGCCAGTGGTACCAGCCCAGGCATTAGCAGCCCCTGGTGCCTCTTTAAAGGCAGTACGGTCTGGGTATGTACCAGCATTAGCAAGTCTGTTTAATTCAGCAACGAGTGTAGAACCATCATAACCTGTAGCCATTATTTGCCCTTTCGTTTTGCTGCTGCATTGTCAACAAGGTTTGGATAAGGACGACCAGCCTTTGCAGCCGATGCTTTAGCCTTAGCCTTTTGTGCTGGCGTTAATGGAGTTGATTTCTTGTTAGGATTCTTTGTATCCCAAAATGCTTTCTTCTTTACCATTTCACCTTATCCGCCCAGTATGCTGCGCTCATCTTGCCTTTAGCAATGTTGCTTGCGTGACGAGCCTTGAATGATTTTTGACGAGCCGTTGGAGTCTTATCTCCAGTGACACCCTGTTGACCAAAGCGAATAGTCTTAACCTGGTCACCAGATTTAGCCACAACTACATGTGATTTTGTTGGATGACTTGGTGTGCGCTTAGGCTTGTTGAAACCTGACACTCCTGCTCGCTTTAGTCTTGGGTCTGTCATTTACTTTCCTTTAACCTTCTTAAGATTTGGATTAGATTTCTTTGCTGCTGCACTCGCACCGCGAGCACCTGCTGCAAGGATTGCTCCCGCGTTCTTCATTGGGATGCCTTGTTTCTTTGCGATTGACTTCTGTGCTGCTTTGAATCCCATACCCTTTGGCATTACTTTTGTCCCAAAGTAGTTGGCTTATTAACCTCTGGGGCTGGGATGCCATAAGGGTTAACTGTTCCATAATTGTTATCTGCGTTGACTGTTTTAGTCCCACATCCACATGTTGTACACATATCATTTTCTCCTTTGAATAATTATTAGCACTTGCAGTTAGCGGATGACTTTCCGCACTTCTTGCATTTCTTTGCTGTTGCCATGATTACTTCGCCTTCTTCTTCATCATTGACATACCCTTAGCAACTTCCTTCTTAACCTGAGCCTTTGATTCGCCCTTCTTAAGTTCCATCTTCTTTGTTGCTTTTGGTTCTGTCTTTTCGTAGGCTGCGTATGCTGCCTTCTTTGTAATCTTCTTCATTGCTGCCATTTCATTCCCCTTTTGTGTTATCACTTTGACATCTCCACCAACACTGATTGTGTAGTCAGCGGAAATCTTGATTGCCCTGCGTGCTGCAAACTCTGCAGCCTTCATTGAGTTCTTGCTAAAGCCAGTGGCTAATGCACCTAGCGCTATTGAGCCACCGCTACCTACCGCATATAACCCACGGTCATCTCGTGACCATAGAAAATCTTGGTCAATTTCATAGATGATTCCGTTGATACAGATAAGGGCATCAAAGCCAGCATCTGGATTCTTAGTTGTGTCTGGCTCATAACCATTATCTTTGAGTACATCACGAAGCGAAGGCAGTACCTTGGTCTGTACAAATACATCGGTAGTTACTGTCTTAATAAACTTAGGTGGTGTCCAGATAAAGTTGGCTATGTTGCCAGCAATGGCATCACCTGCAAAAGCAAATACATAGTCACCCTTGCGTGTAACCTTTTCAAAACTTTTGGAGAAGTATGGCTTGTCATCATAGGTAGTCATGGAATCTGCAGCGATTACCGCCCAGCCTTTTCCCTGAATACCTACGATGGCAGTCATTCTTTAAATCCTCCCGTGTTGGCATCAAATGCTTTACCTGCTTTATTGGATGCATCTACCGCTGCCTGTACAGCCTTCATGGTTGTACCTGCTGGTTGGATACCCTGCTTGCGTGCTGCAGAGTAAGCATCTAACTCTTTGTTCCACTTCTTCTGAGGCATAGAGTCTGCTCTGCCCGCATCGCCAGTACCCATTTCTAGTGTACCAACCTTGCAACCAAAGCATCCTTCAACAAACTCAGGGTGTTTAGTTCTTTGATGTAGATTCATATTGCTGTTATGTACTCCCCGTACACGCCACCGATGGTTGGGTCGGTTAAACGATTCTTAGTCTTTTCGTCAATGATGTATTCGTGTCCACCTAAGTAATGTTCAGTGGATGCTGCAATATCTGTTTGAGCGGGGAAACGATAACTTGAGTACTGTCCATCAATCATTAAGACAGAAACTCCACGGTGGATACCGTAACGAATAAACAGTCTGTCCCAAGCAATCGGGGTTTCAAATACTGTGGGTGGTACAAACTTGTACTCTGCCATTTATTCTCCTTGTTAAGTGTAGAGGGCGGGTGAAAGGAAACTAACCCCCGCCCCCTACCATCAAATTATGACTGGATTGATGAACCAGTCTCGATGCGGTACAACGCAGCCTGACGGTATAGTGAGAATCCAAGGACTCCGTACCAACCGATAGGGCGGAAACGCATCAAGCGGTCAACAACAGGTCCGATGATAACATTTGGCTCCTGTGCAACTGCCTCCGCAAGTGCCTGCTTTCCAGCAAGGATTGTGCGGTAGTTGGCTGTTATTGGAGTTACTGTTACAACAGTTGTCGCTGTTACTGCTGCTGTGTTAGCAGTGTCAACAGTGATTGTAGTTGTTGAACCAGATGTAACCAAAGATGTAATCTTTGCACCTGATGCAATACCTGTACCTGAAATCTTATCTCCTGCTTCTGCAGAAGTAGCGATTACAGATGATGAAGCCACACCAAATGTGTAGCCTGCTGATGTACCAGCAACAGTTACTGCTGTTGTAGCAAGTGCTGTCTGGTCTGCGCCATCTACGCCACGGTACATACGAGGTGTTTCTACAAAGTAGGCACCTTCAAATGTTCCGATAGTTCCTGGCCAGAACTGTCCTGTGCCAGTCTCTGCGTACTTGTGCATGTCGTTCCATCCACCAACGCCTGTTTCTGCACGAAGGTCATGTGAAACTTCTGGGTGGATACCACACCAGTAGAGTGAACCTTCGCGTGGAACAGCCTTGTTTGAACGCAACTTAGCAACACCCTTACGGATGTTAGCAGCAGTGATTGTATCTGTTGCTGTGATTGTTGCTGTTGATGTACGGCTTCCACCGTAAATAACATTTGTGCCAGTACGCAATGTTTCCATTGCAATCTTGTCTAGTGAGTCAGCCATGTTGAACGCGATGATGTCTGCAACTGCAGGGTCAACATCTGAAAGTGAGAACAACTGCAACTTACGAGTTACAAGTGATGCGTTTCCGTATTCAGCAAGTGATACTGAAACTGTTGAAACATCTGACAGTGCTACTGCATCTGGGTCAGTTGTTTCTGATGAGAGTGCGGATGTTGCCGCAGCCAAGTCATTGTAGATTGAGAATACAACGCTTGAACCTGGCATCGCTTGCTGAGCAGGGCGCTTGTCTGCAACTGAACGAATCAGTGGCTGAGCACGAAGCGCGAACTCTACATAGCGGTCATACGCGGTTTTGATTAAGCCAGCGAGTGCTGACGAATCTGTGTATGCCATAGTTCACCTCCTGGTGATTGGTAGTTTTTTAGTTATATGTTTGAACACCAAGGATGGAACTTAAATCAGCAGCCGATGTAGCATTTAAAATCTTTGCAAGTGCATCTTCATCTACACCTGGTGGTGTACCTGTTTGCATTACATTCTGGATTCTGCGCTGTGCATCAGAGGCAGTCTCTTTAGCCTGAGTTTCCTCAGGTGACTGCTGTACTCCAAACACATCGCCATACTCAGCAAGCCATGCGGACACGGCTTCTTCTGTAGTATCAATATCCTGTGGGATAAATGCTGCGACTTTTGGGTTAATTCCCTTTGCTGATAAAACATCCTTGACAGTACGCTGACGAGTTTGTGTCTTAAGTGTGGTTGCTTCTTGTTCAAGTTCTTTCAAACGCTTTTCTAGCGTGCGATTTACCTTGCGTAGTTGCTTGACAACATCTTGTGGCTCATTGCCAAAGTCATCATCTTCGTCATCGTATTCGTAATTGGTAGCCATCTACCTATCTCCCTTTGTTAGTTGTATTCGCAATCCACAAAAAGGGTTCGGGGAAACCCAGTTGGCTATTGCTCCCAGTCTTATACGCCCCCGTGGGCTGGTCGGTCACGGTGGGGATTCTTTTATATTGCTGTTTCTCGCTTGAGTGAGCCAGAGCCTAAGCCTGAGCCACCACCAAAGCGTGCTGCTTCACGGGCTGCACGGCGTTGGCTGTCAAGGATTGCTGCTTGGTCCTTACCAAGAATTGCAGATACTGCTTCAAGGTCGTTGTAACTAGCGCCTTCAAGTTGTGCCAATCTGGTTTGATTACCTGCAAGTTGACGAGCCTGTTGGAAGGCAGTGCCAAGTGATTGCAAGTCCATAGTTCCTGCAGCGTTAATGAATGATTCTGCAACACCTGAACCTGCTGGTGCTGTTCCAAAATCAAACTTAGATGCTGCTGCCTTGGCACCAATTTCTGCAGCACGGGCTTGGCGCTTGATAATATCAAGACCAATTTCTGGATTAAGTAAGTATGAGATGGCTGCAGATTTATCTACACCATAGTATAAGTTAAGTTGTGAAAGAACATCTGGGTTCTGTTCAACATCTTGAGCAGCCAAGGAAACTCTATCTTCAAATGCCTTAGGCGATACTAAGTTACCAATCTGCTTGCCTAATTCTGCAGTGGTTCCAAATATCTTTTTGTCAATGCCATAGTAATCAAGGGTCTGTAAGAAACCCTTTTCCATGCTGATGTATGTACCTGCATCTACTGCCTTGCCAGCAGCAGCAAGACCTGCCATACCAGGGAATCTTTCTTTCCAGGCTGGAGTCTTTTGCAATTCTAAATACATCTGAGACTTTGTGTAGTCCTGCTTAATCATGTTGTCTAGTTCATCAACAAGATTCTGAGGTAAGCCAAGAGCCTTAAGAGTATTACTAAACTCTGTGCGTGCATCAAGTCTGCCTTGCTTAGCAATATCATCTGCAGTCTTAGCAGCCATATCAACTACAACACCATTGTTATATGTAGAGCCAAACAAAGAACCTGTGTATGGTTTTCCATCTACAGTAAATGGGTCAGCGGTTGAACCACTACCACCATAGTTTGCACCTGCTACTGGAGTTGTTGTTAGAGTAGTAGTGCTAGTTATAGGCTTAGTAGTAGTTACTGTAGTTGTACTGGTTGTTGGTTTAGTTGTAGTTGACCCATCATTTAAATTACTGCCAGTTGAATAGTTGCCTTGAAACAAAGTGAAAGCACCAGATGCATCTTTCTTAATAGGCGCACCAAATTCACTTGAACCATATTTAGCATCGCCATAAGCACCTTTTTGACTGATTGATAATTTGTAATACTTTTCTCCAGCAGCGTTGGTGTATTCATTTATTTTGTAACCCATAATATCTGATGGTGATGCACCAAAATATTTTTCAAGTTCTTTAGGAAAGGCACCAGCAGTAAATCCTGGAGGCATTTGTTGAACGCCTTTAGTTCCACTTGTTGAAGTAGATGTTGCAGTTGCACTACCAGTTCCTGTCTTAAGACCAGTACCTGATACAAGGTTACCTTTGGCATCATAAACATTGCCATACTCTGTTGTGCGTTCTGCTGGAATTGGTTTACCAATTGGGAAAACTTCCATCCATTTACCAACGCCACCTGCGCCTGTGCGTACAAATTTAATAGTTGCACCAGCAGCAGCACCTTCTTTAGTTAACTCAGGTTTAGGTTGAGCCTTGTATGCAGCGGTAATGCGAGCATTAGCCTCAGATGCACTTTCACCTGGCAAGCGATTGGCTGGGTCTGTGCTTAAACCACCAATGTCAATAACTTTAGCATTTGCTGCATCAATAGCCTCAGGTGTATTACCTGTTGTAACAACGCCATCTGTCTGACCAGAGATAGTCATAGGTGTTGTAAAAGGTTGTGCAGTTGTTTTATTGTTACTTGCTGCGTTGATACCTTCAATAGTATTTGTGTTGACAGAACCAGCAGGAACAGCAGCCTGAGGGACTGTTGCAGCCTGAGCAGAAAGTTTTGTATCAGAAGATGCAGGAGTTGGGACTGTAGGCGTAACGGTTTCTGCAGCCTTAACGCCAGAAAGAACATCTAATGCAGCAAGTGATGGCATAAAGCCTTCGCCATCAAGCATCATTACATCTGTAAAGCGTGCCATTATCCCACCAATCCGAACATCTTGGCTAAGTCAAGTGCAGTTGTACTGTATGTTTCCTTAGCGTTGCGTGTTGTCTGCCATAGTGGGTCAGACTTAACTTGCTTTGTAAAGTCTGCAAATGTACGAGCAGCACCTGTATTTGAGTCAATAGTCTTTTTCATCAAGTCATCCCAAGTAACATTGCTTTCATCTACTTCAAGCAAACCTGCCATTTGGTTACGGTATGAGCGAGTAGCCTCATACAGTGTGCGACCTGAGTTCAGTGCTTCTGTAAATGCTTTGTTGTTAGGATTCTCAATTGCCTGACGACGCATTTCTGCGATGTAATACTGTGCATCACGACCATCGCTTGAGTCAAGCAGTGAATTGTTAATCATCTTTTCATAGGTAGGGTCAAGTTTGACACCGTATGCATAGGCAGTATCACGAATCTTAGATAGTGAACTACCAATTTCTCCGCCACCAGTAAAGACAATAGGTGCTTGACCTGCAAGATAGTCTCTTAGTTGGTTATCATCCCAGCCGTTCTTGACGGCTTCCTGGGCAATACCGCTGACATAACCAGACTTATCAAAAGCCTTACCTGTTACAGGGTCAATACCTTGTACAGTAATACCTAATTGTTCTAGGTAACTAGATACAGAAGCAACCTTGTTGCGGATTAACTCAACAGTTGTTGACTGCTTGCGTGGGTCATGCGTGTTTAAATACCATGAGCGTAGGCTAGGTAGTGTTGTTTGCCACCAAGATGTGCCTTCAAGTTGCTGCTGGAATAGGTCAGAAGTCCAACCTTCTTTAGATGCTCTGTCAAACAAACTATCAATCTCAGCCTTTTGTGTTTTATCTTCAAGTCCAGCAAAGGTTGAGCGAAGGAAATCAACATACATTGTCTTAAGAGCAAGGTCTTTTTCAGCAACTACCTTATCTGCTGCTGCTTTCTTTGCTGCTGCAGCATCTGTTGCTTTTTTTGCTGCAGCATCTGCTGCTGCTTTTGTGGATGCTGCTGACTCTAAGTTATCTGGAATACCGTTTTTGTTAACATCATTAAATGAAGTTGTTTTAGCAGTAGGAGTTGGCGTAGGCGTTGGTGTTGGTGTTGGTGTTGGCGTTGGCGTTTCTGTAACTGGCTTTAATCTGTCAACTACACCTTGCTGTTGACGAATAGTTGCAGCCAAACCTGGTGTTGTAGGTGGCAAAGCCTGTAAACGCTTAAGTTCTTTTTGTGCATCGGCATACTTTTGATTGCCAGTTACCTTGGCTTCTGCTGCTTTAATTGCATCAGCCTGAGCCTTTAATGCTTTAGCCTGGGCAATAAGTTTCTTTTTTGTTGCAGCATCTTCTGTCTTAGCAGCCTTGTTTACAAGAACGCTTGCTTGACTAATGAGGTCATCATATTGTGCCATAGTTATGCCTGCGCGTTTCTGACATCATTGGCAACTGACTGATAGATAACATCAAGATACTTATTATCTTGCTTTATCTTGTACTCAGGTGATTGCATAAGTGCATTGGTGAGAGCCTGCTGGCGAGCAGTAACTGAGTTACCTTGTGATTGATTCATAACAAGATTGATTGCTTTTGAGTAATCGTTACCTGTAGCATTGCGACCAAGCAATTGCTGATAGACAGATTGAACCGCATAGTCTGCTTCTTGCTTTGTAAAGACAGGACCACTTGCTGATGTATTGCCAAGGGTTGACTGAGCCTTTTTAAATGCTGCAACAAAATCAAAGCCAGTTGATGCCTTGTTAGGATTTTTAACAGTGGAATCACCCATTGCTGCTGCACCCTTTTCCACAGGAGTTGTCATTAAAGCACCACCGAATCATTTGCGAAGTAACGGTTAATAAATTGTTCAAACTCTGGGCTACCATTTGTAAGTTCATCTACGAACATTTGGTATACCTGAGCAACATCTGCATTGCTTTTAGCATTAAGTGTACCTGAACCACCTGCTGCATCACGCTCTTTTAGAATTGCAGCAAATTGCTTACGACCATCTAGGTAAACAAGTGCCTGCTTAACTACAGCACGGTCACCATTTTGAGCCATCCACTTTTTATCTTTAAAGGCTGCCTCAAGAATCTGTGCACGGCGCTCATACTTAGCCTTATCAGGTGAGATATATGCTGAGTACCAATTAAGGTTAGTTGTTTTCATTTGATTGACAAACTCTGCCTTAATTGCTTTAACAATAGCCATCTCTGGGTCGCCTTCTTGAATACCGTTTTGCTTTTGGTATGCACTTAGTTGACCCATAACATTCTGGAACTCTGTCCAACCACGCTTGACTTCTGCTTCAATAAGAAGTTCATTGGCTGTGCGGTTCTGACGGTATGTGCTACCGCTGCCTGGTGTTGCACCATGCTTGTACTGCCATTGGTATGCAGCCTGTGAGAATGTGTACTGATTATCACCATCATTGGCAAGGAAGCCAAGAAGTTCTGAGTCACCTGAACTTTGAGCCTTAGCCATAAGGTTTGAGAACTTGCGAAGGTTACGCACTGTACCAAGGCTTGCCTCTAGTTTTCCTTCATTCTTTGACTTGCTGATAGTTGCTTCAAAAAAATCTGGATACATCTCAAGGAACTTAGCATCTGCCATTCCAAGTACACGCTTTCCAGTTTGTGGGTCGCGGTAGTCAGCGTATTGCTGTTGGAACTGACGGTATGTTTGAGCATAAAAATCAACCTCAGGAGCCACAGCAAATGGCGCTGAGATAGAAGTTAAAGCGCGAAGGAAATAGAACTTGTTAGTTCTTGCTGTAATTTCAGCAACTGTTGGTACATCTGAGCGTTTGCCTTGGCGATAGTTATACATTTCATAACTAAGCATTTGGTTGTATGAACGAACATACAAATCATCTTTGTTCCATACTGTGCTTAAACGGCGCAGTGCGCTTGGCAAGAATAGGTCAGATGCTTTCTGTGGCATACCCACTGGGAAGAAAACCTTAAGAGCATCTTCTAACTCTGGGCGCTCCTTGAGTACCAAGTATGCTGGAAGTACTGCAAATGGACCTAAGCCTGGGTTGCCTGGCTGACCCTGTGTAATAACATCAAGGCTGTTAAGTGGAATATTGAGATTCTTAAATGAATCTTGAACAACTCCACGCCATGACTTAGGCAGATTATCAATAAACTGTTGTGGCACACGCACTACAAGGTTGGCTGATGCTCCACCCTCTAGTTTGGTTGCATCGGTAATGCGATTACCATTTTGGTCAATGATTGTCTGACCATGTACAACCTGTGCAATTGTACGACCAGCGGTAGCAAGAAGTGTTGGGTCCTCAGCAATCATGCCACCCCAACGGCGTAGTGTGTTTTCGTATGCTGCATAGAATGGGAACAGCAACTTAACTACACGGCTAGATGATGCACCGCTACGGCGAACAATAGTGAACAAAGTCTTTTCAACTTCTTGGCGTGATGTCTCACGAGCATGAGTTACAGCGCGGTTAAGTTCATTAACAGTAAGTTCTTCCTTACCTTTAACACGAGCAATAGCCTTGATGTTTGCTTCAAGTTGCTTGTCATACATTGCTGCTGCCAGTGGGTGACGAGCAAATACATCTTCTGGAAGTGAGCCAAGGAAGCGCATAACACGGCGGTTAATAGTGTCAATGATGCGCTCTTGGTCTTTGTATTCCTTAGAGGTAACAACAAGTAAACCATTGAGTGGTGTCAACTTTTCAGGGGTAGATGCAAAGCGTTCTGTTAAGAACTTTTGTACTTCTCCACCTGATAATGGGCGACCATCTGGCTTTGCGCTGCTAAGCATAAGTTCTGTCTCAGCATCTGGAATGTATGCCTTAACAGCGCCACGAGTAATGTTTAATCTTTCAATTAACTTTTCATCCATCTCACCACTTGATACCTTGTGAAAACCAAAGTACTTACCAGGTTGAGTGTATGTTTCGTTAGCATAACGCTGTCCCTCACGAGTGTGGAACCACTTAAGAATTTCATCATCAGATTTATTATCAAGAACCTGACGAACAACGGCATCCATAACACCTGTCTCAGGGTCACGGAAATGCATATTAAGAATGTTTGCCCAGCCTTCAAAGTAGCGTGGGTCGTTAGGTTGAATTAAGCGTACGCTGCGTGAGCCAATACCTGTAAGGAAAGCCATCTCTTGATTAGCAACTTGATTGTTCCAAGTACCTTCTGCAGATGCACGGCTCATAAACCATGTTGCATCCTGATAAGCCTTAGGCAGTTGGTATGTATGACCACCTGCATCAATTGTTTGATAACCATATCCGATGCGTTGCTTAACAGCGTTTGTCTCTGCTACATCAATACGAGCACCAAGTCGAGTAACTGCATCATCAAGGGCAGCAAGTGATTCAGCCTTGCTACGAGCAATGTTTGCAGCAGCATCTTCAATGCCATTGTTAATCATTGCTTGTAAACCATCTTGTAGATAATAAGGCGATACAGCATTGTCTCTAATGCCTGAGCGTGCACGCTTGCGTGAAGCACGGCTTGCAAGACGGCGCTCTTTAGGAGTCATGTTTGCTGCTTCAAATTCTGCAGCAACATCTGCTTGCATCAAAGGCAAGTTACCTTGTTCAATTGACTTAAGGTATTGCTTTACTTGACGAGCACGACCTGCATCATCAATAGACTCAGGAAAAATAATATCGCTTCGTCCACCAGCGCGAGCATCATCTGATACAACTAGGCTGCCATAACCATTGTCTTTAGCCCAACGGGTAACAGCATCATCTTTTTCTTGCCAGCCTTTTGTCTTAAGCCATGAACTAAAGTTAGAAACTTTATTTTCAAACACTTCTGTCTTAAGTTCTTCTGGCAAGTTGCGCCATGAACCTACTGTACCCGCAGGAGTGTAAGCAGTTTCTTGCATACGACCATTAATAGATACTGGAGGATTTGCTTGAACTAAATCGCGTTGTGCTTTTTGAGTTAAATGCAAAGCCTTACCATAAGAACGAATCTGTGTTGATTTGCCTTCTTTGTATCCTACGCGGAATACAGGGCGGTGTGTCCAGTCTTTGAACAGAACTGTCTCAAACTCATCGCCTTCAAGAGCAAGTACAAGTGTCTTGTAATCAATAGCCTTAACACGCTGCCATGTAGAACCTTTTTTAATTTCAACTTTTTTGCCCGCATTAACTGCATCAATCATATCTGACTGCAGTTTAAGCATTGCTTCATTAAGAACATCTGTACGCTTTTCAGCAGATGTAGCAGATGATAAAGCCTTTTTGTATGCAGCATTTGCTTCTGTAAGAGTTTGCTTAAGTAATGGGATGTCCCATTGAGTTTCGCCAGTCTTTGCTAAATCACGCTCAGCCTGACTAATGTTCTTTTGAATTGCATTTACTTTAGCGTAAGCAGCCTCAGCATCTACATTTCCTAACTTTCCTGGCTTGCCAGTTTTGGTTGGAATGTATTGCTCAATTGATGCAATCATGCCACCTTCTGCATAACGGTCAGCAATTGACTTAACGCCAGATGTTGCAACGGGACGAGTTTTATCTAAATTAAATTTACCTGGAGAACCATGGTATGTAACTTTTGATTCTAAATCTGAAAGAGCGCCAAGTAGAAGTTTAACTTCATCTTCAACAACAAGTGGCTTCATGCCTTCTGGTGTTAGTTGAGCACCTGGGCGTTCTTTAAATCCAGTACGGCTATCAAGCAACTCACCAAGGCGTTGATTAATGTGCTTAACCATTTGATTGAGTGTCATGTCATCGTTACGGAGTGCATCCACATAACGACCAACTTCATCATTTAAAACTTTGGCATCATCGGCGCGACCAAGTAACACATTTACATGGTCACCTAAGCGTGAGAAACCTGTCTTACGGTTATTAAAGAATCGTGTTAATCCCTCTTTACCATTGGCTAATGCCATACCTGGTAGAGCAAATCCTTTGGCAGCCATAGATAGTTGAGCCTCAGTCAAGTTACGAACTGTGTAGCCAAGGCGCATCAATACAGATGTCTTAAACACATCGTTAATTGTGTCAATTGCAGCAAGTCCCTTTTGACCACGCAACGCTAAATCCTGTGTGTCAATACCTGAAAGTAATGTCTTAAGAGAACCCTCATGTGCATCAATTGCGTATTTAAGTTTACGCATGTCAGCAATAATAACTGTGTTGGCTGCTTCACGATTAAGAATTGGAGCAACAGCGTGCTGAATAGTATCGCCTACAAAGTAAGAAATAAATCCCTGGTCTTTGTGCTTTGCAATTGCAGTAGCACGGCGAGAGTCAAACAATGCATATAGTTTATCAATTTCATCTTTTGAATATTGTGGGAACAAGTGACCAAGTGCTGTTTGTTCTGCAAGATTAATTATTTCTTTACGCTCTGCTTCGCTTGCAGAAATTAAATATTTATCTGCTAACTCACGAGCCTTAGGCCCAAAGGTGCGACCAGACAAGTCATTGACTTCACGCAAGAATGTGTTGAACTCTTGGAATGAGTTACCATCGTTGACATTGAATACACCGCTTGGCAAATCTTCACGGAAGTAGTTAACAACCTTGATGACTGGGTGAAGGCTAGTCTTTTGGAAAGTCTCAATAATTGGCTCACCAAATGTGCGGGCTGCTTGCTTTTGCCCAGCCTTAATAGACCTACCAGCCATTGGTCCACGCTCAAAACCATACTTAAGTTGAGTACCGCCAGTTGCAACTTTTTCCATGGCTGATGCGTAGCGAGTATCTGTGTTAATCAAATCTGTTACATAGTCAGCAATAGCAGCATTGTGCTCTTGTGATACAAGGATGTCGCCTTCTAGTTGACCATTAAGTAATTGTCGCTCTGCATGTGAAGGACCATCAATAAACTTTTCAACAACTAAACCAGATTGCGGGTCACGCTCTGCAAGAGCAGCCATAGCCTTTGTATTCTTGCCAGTAATAGCGCTAAATACTTCGCCAACTTCTTCAACAGTTTTAGCGCGACCAAAAAGAAATGCCATGGCATCAGGGTTTGTAACTTTCTTCTTTGCCCAATAACCAGCCTGGTCTGCAGCATCTGTCTCTGCCAAGTATTGTAAATCTCTAGCAGCAGGACCTTCGCCCTTAACGCCTTGAGCAACAATCTCATCAACCTTTTGAGGTGTCATTGCTAACTTGCCAAACACAGCACGAGCAACACGACCATTAACATTGTCAAGCATTGTTGCCTTTGATGCAATGACTGCACCCTTACCAAGGAAACCAGTAAATGTCAGTGGGTCAATAACGGTAGATGCCACAACATCTTCCATACCAGACAGGAACTTGCCTGTGTACTGGTCCTGGAAAGCAGCCTTGCGGTCCTCAGGATTGAACAAATCAAAACCTGCAGATAAAAAGCGAAGGTGGTTATCTGTCCAATCTTGGAAATAACCGCTACGGTCTGCTGAGTTTTTACCAGGTGAGAGCAATGAAAGCGATGCTTGACCTAAAGAAATCTGTTCTTTGTTTGCTTCAACGCGCATCTTGTAATCATCATAAGATTCGCCTTGATTTTTAAACTTGTTGTACATCAAGGGAGTATCAAGGATTCCCTTTTCAATAGCCTGGCGTGCAACGCCACCTAACTCATAAGACTTTTCGCCTGCAGCAAGTACACCCTTAACGGCAAGGCGAACTGGTGTAGTACCAATCTTGCCGATGTCTTTAGCAACATTTAATGAATCAACATACCAAGGGTCATCATTGGACATTGATGTAGACAAGTCATGGTAAAGACCTGCAATGCCAGTTAAATCTGCAACGCCTTTAGCCATCTTGCCAAGCGAATTAAACCAACTCATTAAGTTGTCACTTGAGTTCTAAGCCAACGGTAATAGTTACGCGTTGCGTTACTAGCATTTGGCATCTCTGCAATACGAGCATAGATGGGAAGAAGTGCTGCAAGTTTTGCAATATCTTCATCTGACTGTGCTGCAAGTCCTGCAGTTGATGCTAAAACTTCTGGTCCTGCTGTGGTTCCATCCATTGCTGCACCAGTGGTAACTGCATTTGGGTCAGTACCTTTAAGTTCGCTAAGAGGAACACGCTTTGTTTCTAACATGTTCATTACAGGTGCTCCACCGCTGCGACCCTGAGGGAGCAATACACCTGATTTATTCATCTTTGCAGATGACTGTAATTCCATAAAGTCTTGTGCACGGTCAATGCCAGCGACATACTGAGATGCCTGTCCTGCACTACCTGCACCGCCTGTAGCGGAGACTTGAAAGTTCTTTGCTGCTTCTGTTGCCATTGTTTTATCCTTCGCTATAAGAGCGGTATTGTGGTGGACAGTTTTAAATCATGTCCAGGATTTTAAATTACTTGCTTCCGCGAGTACCTGATGGTTGCTTTGTAAGCATCGTTACTGATGCCTTAGGCTTACCTCCCTTAGGAGTACCTGTCTTAATTGGTTGCGCGATATTTGCCTTAGCGTTTCCACCCTGATTAGCAGGCTTTGATGCCTTGCCTGGCTGGTTCTTTGGCTTCATTGGATTTCCAAATGCCATATTTTTTCACCTCCTCCTAAGCGGGTAAGCGTTTGATAAGAGATGCCTGAAGATTAGGCTCTCCCCGTTGGGTTAAACCTGCTAGTAGCGATTGAATGTCAGGACGACCGCCTGGTGCTAATTGTCCCGCTGCTACACCTTGCATACGACCTGTAGGCGCTAAGCCTGGAGGTAGTTGTCCTGGTTGTTCTTGCCCCGCACCTGCTGGAACCGCACCTGGTTGCCCCATTTGAGGACTTACTTCTGCAGGGGTAGCAGCAGGAGGGGGATTCTGTGGTGCCCACGCCTTTTGAATAGCAACTTCAATTGCTGTTCCCTTTTGGCGTTCGCTAATTACGGTGGAAAGTTTTACTAAAATGTCTGATGGGTCTTGACCTTGTGAAGCAAGTGCTGGAATTGCTTGTGCATACGAAGCAATAGCCTGCTTCATTGCATCACGCAGTTCTTCTGTTTCAACTTTTTCTTCTTCTTGTGTAGCATTGAAGTTAAATGGCATCTGACGGCGTAGGAAATCACGGGAAATCAACTTATCTCCGCGAGCCTGTAGACCAAATACCAACGCACGGTTGGGGTCAAGTCCTGCCATCAATCCATACTGCACATCAACTGTGTAATCGCCGTCAATATCTCGTGATGGCTTGTACTTAATGTTGTACGGGGTACCATTGAAGATACCTTCTAGTGTTTTTTCTTGCTTACCAAAAACTTTTTCATCTGTCTTAAGTGCTAAAGCCATCAACTCTGTAAATGTACGGGCAAACATTGCATGTGCTGTTTTGATTTGTGTGTCAAAACCACCCATAAGAGCCTGAACACCACGACCTGTGATGATAGAAGCATCTGAATTACCAGTGCGTGTCTCTGGATAGCGTGAACCTAAGCGTAGTTCGCTTTCAAGAACATGCTGCTGTTGGAAAGTATTTGCAGGTAGTTCAAGCGGTACTCTACGAATTTCATTAGGCTTGCTGGAACGCATAATTGCATCTGGTCCAAGGGCTAACTCCTGTACATCCTGAGGCATTGCGATAGGTGCCTGTACTGATTTGGTTGCTGCTTCCAAAGAAAGTAGCGCATAACGAGCCTTAGCAACTTGAATTGCTAATACATCATCAAACTGACCTCGTGATTGGTCATCAATAGATGGTCGGCGTACAACGCGAACCATACATTCACCCATTGGGTTTGGAGCACGGTCAAGAACAAGGTTGCTGCGCTGAGGCAAGAACAAAACATCTTGGTCTGCATCATGGAAACGCACAACCTCAGACATGGTTGACTGTGTATTCTTGTCATAAATCAAGTGTGCAATCTCTGGATACTGAGACATCAGTTCCTGAGTTGGCTTGTTAATGCGCTGGAAGAACATTGTGCAACGACCAAAGCGGTCAATGACAGGGTATGAACCAATTGAATCCATAAAACGGATGCGTGGCATCTGTGCTTCGTAGTCAATTTCAACTTGTGCAGGTACAAATCCGTAGGTTACATAACGGTCTGCAGCGTTAAACATCTGTGATTGCAAATCAGAAAAGTCAACAATGCCGTTAACAATTTCTTCACGCTTGTCAGCCTTACGGCGAACTGTCTCAGACACCATAGATGTAGAGTTACAGTTGAACGCAGGTAGCGGTGCAATAGTTTCTGCTAAGTCGCGGGCTGCAACATCCACCATATTCGCAACGATAGGATTCTCAAAAGGACCATCGGGGAATAAATCTGGGTAGACATCACGCATCTTGCCTTGACGAACCAAAAGAACTTGATTCATTCTCTGGTCACGCTCATCGTACATACGGCGATAACGGTCGTAGGTATCTTTGATTTCGTCAATAGATAGCGCCATGTTCACCTCCTACCTTTGTTAGATTGTCATTAAATCGGATAAAGAAATTGTTGCTTGTTGTGATTTGTCATACCGTGTATGGAACATGGATTGACGATTATGATTGCGTGCATAAACATTTGCACTATTGATGCGGTCACGGATTGCAAGTTCTGTAAACCAGAAAGCCATAACGCAGTCAGTCTTTTGTGACTTGGGTGCATCTGGGTACCAGGTAACTAACTGCTCAATAAGAGCCTTGAGTCCTTCTGATGAATGAGTTGAAGGAAACTCAATTAAGTTATTTCCTTCTTCGTACCCATGGAATAAAGTGGTTAGAGATGCAACACCAAAGTCCGTGTCCCATTTATTTTGTCCTGTATGGTGTTCACGCAATGTTGCACCTCTAGCCGATAGGTATTCCCGCACCTCACGGTCCTGAGTCAACATCGCTTGAAATGCATTTTTCTCAACACGCCACTCAGAAATTTTGTACTTGTCAGTCCAGTCTTTGATGAGAGTTCTGATGTCATCTGGTTTCATACCAGGTACATTTGACACATCTAATAGATAACGCTTCTGGCTTGCAATGTCTAAAGCAATACAGACAGCAGCGGTATAACCAGACATAGCAGGGTCCAGTCCAGCCACAACGACCAAACCATCCATGCCTTCATGTCGGTTGCCTGCCTTACCTTTTGGAATCAAACCAATGTTACGGGCACCGTTAATGACACCCTTGATTGCTGCAGCAGGGAAAGCAGAATCTTCATGCACCTGTTGTTGTTGGTAAACCATTGCCCACAAGTTGGGAGACATACGACTACGCTTTTTAGAAAGCGCCTCACCATCCCACTTGGTATAGAGTCCATCCTCATCGGGTGTACCTTTACCCGAGACGGGTGGCATATTGGTTTTCGGCCAGAGCGTTACCCAGTCTTTGTATTCATCTTTAAATTCTAATACCGCAGGTTGTGCAAAGTAGGTCCATGGGGATGTCTCGTCAGGGTAGCGCATAGGGTCGCGCAATTCTGAGTACAAGTCTCTTGGGCGCAAGCGTGTACCTACGACAAGTAACTTACCCCCGTCATTGTCAATACGCGACATAACTTCGGATTGAATCCAGTCAATCTGCTTTTCGTACTCATGGGCGTTGGTATGGTCAACACAGTCGTCCATGATAATCAAGTCAGCACGAGCACCGTAGATATGTCCACGGACACCAATGGCTTGAACTGTTGGGTCTTTTTCACCAGAGTTACGAGCCTCTGAGGATAAGTAAATTAAGTCCTGCTTCCATGAATCAGAGTTCTTTTCAAAGCCGCCTGGAGGTCCAAAGGCAAGATGTAAGTCCTGATAACGAGGATGGGTGAGTCTGTTCTTAATGGAGAGCAGGAACTTTTGCGCCATAGCCTGAGTCTTGGACACCACCAAGATACGGATGTTAGGGTTACGGCAAATCTGGTAGAGCGCGTAGTTGACCGTAATGGTCGTAGACTTGGCGTGCTCAGGCGGTGTATTAACAATAATTAAATCTTTATCCCCAGGCTCATAGATGATGCTAGGGTGTATATCGGAGGGGGGTGTACCCTCCAGTAAATCAATCCAGTGCTTTTGATGGGTAAAGACTTCTACCCCAAGGTATCTGGATGAAAACTCTGGGAACGGTGGCACCTCTACGGTACCTGTCTGTAGTTCGCCACGGGCGGTCATAGACCGCACTTTGTCTATCTGGGTACGGAATGTCTCATCGGTCTTGCGGTAGTATTCGTAGGTCTTAACGGACCGACCGACAGCATCCATCGCCTTTTGGACGGAGTACCCCTCCATCAGAAATTCTATAATTTGCTTTTTAATAGCATCGGCGTTTTTAGTTTGCGAGTTAACTCTTTTAGTTTCCATAGGCATAGTAGCGATTCCGCTTTATGTTAGAATCGCAGTTTATCCTTTCCTAACCGTAGGCTGTAGCCCCAAGGCGGAAGCCGTAGGTTAGGGCGTAATGTAGGGGCAGCCTTCGGGCTGCCAATGCTTAGCGGTAGGGCGTAATATGTAAAGCCCTACACTATAGTATTAGGTGTCCAAAGGACACTAATTGGACACTTTATTTTAAAGTATTTTTTGTTACCTACGCCACTGTACTAAAAGTGCTGGTCAGAACCACCCTCCCCTATCAAACTTATGTGACTACATACATATATACATACTTGCACGCATATTTAAAAACCCTGGGTTCGTTCATTGTCATTCTCTCCCCTAATAAACAAGCCCTGCAAATGCTCGCCCTGTCTGCTTGCTTGCTTGCTTGGTGTGCTTGATTGGGCTAGTTCGCTTGAGGGCTATTACTAGAACAGCCGAGCCCTTAATCGCGGGGGGCATCGGGGAAGCATGAGCCTGCTCGCTTGCCTGTCTCACTATGCGAGACGGCACAGGCTTACACGCTCAGGCTCACGCTCACTTCCAAAATGTGATGAGAATCACACCGCCAAATGGCGCCAAATGTTGAGGGCATGGCGGGAGGTAGTGTAGAAATCTCCTAGTGCTTAAGTCACAAGGATTTAAGCCGATGACGGGAGAATCAAGAAATGACAGCAACAACAGCACTTAAGACAGGAAACAAGGCAAGCAAGGCAGAGGCGCTAAGCACCCTCACCAAGGCGTTAGAACAGGCTCACGAGTTGATTAAGACAGAAACAGGCGCACCCCGCGCCACAATTCTCGTGACCCGTAACCTCAAGGGTGCCAAGGGACACTTCACCCCTTACACCCCATGGACAACAGGGACAGAATCTTTCCATGAGATTGCCTTCAACCTTGAGCATTTCACAACAGGGGCAGAACTATTGAGCACCCTGTTGCATGAGGTTGCTCACTCTCTCAACCACGCTAACGGCATCCAAGATTGCAGCGCGAACCAATACCATAACGCCAAATTTAAGACACAAGCCGAGGCGTTAGGTCTTAAGACCGAGGAAATCAAGGGCAAGGGACACGCGAGCACCACGCTCACCGAGTTCGGAGCCAAGCGCTGGAGCAAGGCGCTTGCAATTCTCACCAAGGCGCTAGAACTTACCGCGACAGGCGAGGGAACCGCCAAGCCTAAGGGACGAAACACCAACCTAATCAAGGCAATGTGCGAATGTGAAAATGTAATCCGCCTCTCTCGCGGTGTCCTTGAAAGCGGTGTGACCTGCAACACATGCGAAGAAATCTTCAAGGAGGCTTAAGACTTAAGACAGAAGAAAGGAGAGGGGCGGAAAGCCCGCCCCCTCCCTTACTTAAGACAGGAGAAGAAATGTTCACAGAAAAAGAATTGCGCGACATACTCTCAGCGATTCAGTTCGACAGTGTAGGCACTCACGGGGACGAGAGAAGCCAGCGCCTCGAAAAGTTAGAGAAGAAACTCAAGCGCCAAATCTCAAAAGTTAAGGCTTAAGACAGAAAGCCCCCGCCCGATAAGTCGGCAAAGGTTCACGACCAACGGGGGCACTAGCAAGGCGAGAGAGTCTCACCTTGTGACTTAAGACAGGAGAACAGAACTATGAACGCAATCCGTAAGCAATGGAACGAGGCTCAAGAAGGAGGGTTTGGAACCCCTACAACATGGCGCATGAGTCAGCAGATACGAGCACAGAAGGACGAGCATGAGTCATTTCATGACTTAATGCAGATTATCCCCGCAGAATTAAGAAATAAAGTTATCGCCCTATGGGTCAGAGGAACTCAAGCCTCAGCAGATGAGGCGTATAACCGCCGACTACTTAAGTCAGAACTCAGCGAGTTAGATTTCAACGAGACTCAGAACATAGCGCACGAGGCTTGGAAGAAGTTGCTCAAGATTAGTGCTTAAGACAAAAACCAAAATGTGAGGCAACTCACAGCCCTAAACCCTTGACAGAGGGCGCGAGTTCATGACTCAATTAGGGCACGACATGAAGCGGGAAATCCTCGCTCATGTATTAAGACGGGAGAACAAAAACATGGCAACAAGAAGCACTATCGGTATTAAGTCACAAAACGGCACAGTTAAGGCAATTTATTGCCACTGGGACGGATACCCTGAGGGGGTAGGTGCTGGCTTAATACAGAACTACAACAGCAAGGAACAGGCAGAACAACTCATCGCCCTTGGTGGATTTTCTGCACTCATGGACACGATAGAAGAAACCAAGGCGGGGGCATACAGCACACCAAGCGACAGCGCCCGCACCTTTCTTGACACTACCGATTGGGTGCGAAACTTTAACGCAGGCGAGGAGTATTTCTACCTTTGGAATCCTGACACCAACCAATGGACTTACAGCAACGGAGAACAAATGTTCTTAGGTATTAAGACAGAAGCGGAGGTGACAGCATGAAGATTACTTTCAACTTATACAGCGGGAGCGGTTTGGAATCTCAAAACACACTCAGCGCGGAGAACTTCGCAGAGTTTCGCAAGATAGCCGAGAGCCTTAAGCAATCGGTAAGAATTGTGAGCGTGTCTTAATACAGAATAAAAAATGTGATGTAAATCACAGCCCTAAATGCTTGACGAGCACGAGGTGAGCAAGGCACCATTAGGGCACAAGGTAGGCGAGAGATACTCACCACCGAGCACGACAGGAGACAGCACAATGGCAACATGGACACACCCTAACGGGGACACAATCACGACAGAAGGCACCACCTACACAGTCACACAGAACGGAGTCAGCCGAACCGTAGATGTGGAGCGCTGGACAAGCAACGCAGAAAAATGGATGTGGAACGACATCAAAGACGGTTACTACATGGGTTTCGAACTTAAGACAGAAGGTAACTAACATGGCGCACAAGTACAGCATAGAGATTCTTCACGAGCCAAGTTTCGAGAGTATCAACTACGAGTTTTATTCTGCCGATGAAATGACAGCGGATGAAATCTTCCAAGAGTTCACCGCCCAACTTTCAATCATCCCAGCCAGCGAAGAAGTTGATGCTGAGGAGTGCGAAAGTTGTTCAGAATGGACAGAGAACTACCAAAAGCGCGAGGATAACGGACTCACCCTCTGCCCTAAATGCTACACGCTGGAAGGGTAGTGACTTAAGACATGACAATTTGCGGAGACTGCCTAATCCCACTCAACCAATGCCAACATGCAAAAGATTATGTCTTAAGTAATCACGACAAAAAGATTTTGCGTTTGATTGCTTCAAGTCTTATGACTAAGCAGGTAAACAAATGAAACTAACACGCCGAGGCAGACTGGTCAGAGCAATCTTTATTTATGTCTTAATACTTACCGCAATCATCGGAGTATCAAGCGCACTAGGTGTGTGGGATGTATCCGAGTCATGTCTAGTAGAGCAAATCGGATGTCCTGCTGGATACCCTCTGCCTTAAGACACAATGTGACCAACATCACACAACAAATGCTTGACATCAGATAGCACAACCGATTAACTACAACTACCAACTAACGACAGGAGAAACACAATGAAACTAACAGCACAAGAGATTGACTGGGTACTCTACTCAATCAACAAAACAATCAACGACAACGGCGGTATGTGGGATAACACACTTACCAACAGCATCAAATCAAAACTCAATAACGAATTGTTACTTAAGACAGAAGATAACTCAATAAAAAAATGTAAGGGTTGTGACATGGCTATGTGTCTAGAAGGAAAAATAGATGATGACATTCCACTATGCCATGCTTGCTATCAAGACAATGAATTGCGTACCAAATACACCAAGACAGGAGATAACTAACATGGCACTACCCGAAGAAACACTAGAAGCATTAACCAACGGCGCTAACCACATGACATTCAACGAGAACGGAGAGATGACCAGCGCAAGCGGGTCAGGCGTGGACTTATACATCCTGCTATCTCTCATCAGTTGGATTGAGTTAGAACTTAAGACAGGAATGAAGATGACTGCCAAAGGTAGCACGCTACGCAAGGCTAACGAAATGCTGGGCACTAACTACAAGCGCAAGCAACAGGCACTTGACCACCTTAAGTCACTCATGTCAGTACTTAAGACAGAGGAGAAAAGCAATGGCTAATGTATGGAAGTCATCACTTACAAAAGGCATGACCAAGCACTTGACCGAGCAAGAACTATCAGACTTGATAGCAAAACTTGACGATGTTGTAATGATGGTGTGCCAGTCGTATGAGATTAGTTCTTAAGACATGAGCGACAAGCAGATTAAAAGAATACACAGCGCAATAAAGAGAGCAAGGTCACAGCGAAACGCTACTACAAATAACGAGGACTTTGACTACTGGCAAGGCATAATGGAACATCACCTAGAAACTCTAGGTGTATTACTTAAGACAGGAGAAAAGTAATGCCAAAGTATCATGTAGTTTTAAGCACTACTAAAACAGTAGTAATTACTGCAATAGATGAACAAGATGCAATAGATAAAGCAGAAGAAAAAGTAAATAAAACAAACAACAAATGGACAGCCGAGACAGCATGTCTTGAGACAGGAGATAACAAATGAGTGAACCAATGTGGCTAGACGGAGATGATGTAGCACTGGGTATCAACCAACCATGCGAAGATTGTGACAAGGTTGATTGCAGTTGCGGAGAAGATGACCCCGACCGACTACATGATGAGATGGGAGAACAGTAAATGACACACACAATTATGGCTGGGGCTATGAGCAAGGCAACCACAGCGTACGACAAGGACTTTGACCTCACCATTGACGGCGAAGAAGTACGGGTTATCCTGCACTGGGACGACCTTGACGGATACGAACTGACATGGCTAGACATGGAAGGCAGGTTCATTACATCACCCGATTGGCTTGATGAAGTACATGATTTTTGTCTTAAGTTAGATAACACTGAGCCACACAGCAAGGTGTTGTTATGACAATCTTAATGCCTTGTTTGAAGTGCGACATCATGGTAATTAACCCAAAGGTTATTAACTACATGCTTGAGATGTGCGATGCTTGTGTATTAAATCACAATGAACTATCTAATAAAGCCATAGATACTTACCTACATGAGAAGGCAGAGGCAGAACTAGATGCTCAACTTAAAACTGATTCACCCACACGCTAGGTTATGGATTGTTACAACAATTATCTTGGGACTTATCTTAGTTCTTAAGACACCAACTGGACAACAGTTTGTATCACCACCAAAGGGCAAGATAATTGCCTACTATCAGAACGATTACCAACGCTACGCCATTGACAGGTTGATGAAGCAAGGGGATTTAGAACAGTACACATGTCTCTATGAATTGTGGACTGAGGAATCTAACTGGCGACCGCAAGCAAAGAACAAGTCAAGTCATGCGCTGGGCATAGCCCAACTCATGCCTCGCACATGGAAGATACTTAAGATTAAACCCACGAGCAACGGCTACCGACAGGTAGATGCAGGGCTTGCATACATTGACAGGCACTATGGCAAGGGCGCAATCTGCAAGGCATACGCACATCACTTAGCAAAGGGTTGGTATTAAGACATGAAGCCACAGTTCCACACAGTAACCAGCGTTACTCATAGCAAGAATAGATACAACAAGGGGTTGATTGGTTATGTCTTAAGATACAACCAACGGCTATGGGACAAGGCTGTGTGCAAGGGTATAGACACAGAGATTTTTTACCCAGCACAGGAGTTGTTCACTCGTGACGAGGAGCGCATGTTTGAAAAGATGTGTGTTGAGTGCCCAGTCATGATGGCTTGCCTTGAATGGGGCTTAGCCCATGAAAGGTACGGGGTGTGGGGCGGGATGACACCACCCATGCGCCACAAGATTAGAGCAAGGATTGGCTGGGCTTTGACAGAACCAAAACTTGGGTGATAGGTTTGCCATGTACACCAGCCACTGCGAAGGGGAAGCGTAGCGGTTGGTGTGCATAGAAAGACCCAGCGATTCTCTCCTGTCTCGCTGGGTTTCTCTATGTATTAAGGCAGATTATTTATCTAAGTCAAGTTCCTTAGCAAGCATGAACACTTCATCACTTAAATCATCAAGAGTTCCATCATTATAGATAACATGATTAAACATGTAGTTATCCATAGCGTGCTCAGACTTGTGACCATTGACTGCACTGTGATTGTGTCGGTTGATACGCCAAAGCGAACCACTTAATTCTTTGATTGCATTAGCCTCATTGGGATAACGAACATCAGAGATAACAACTCTATCGTTAGGGCTTAAGTCACGAAGCGCCATCTTAATCCACACATCATCACCAAACATTGAGCGACCTACCTCAGTGCCCATTACCTGCATCAGTCTGCGTACCTCAGGGTTTTGCTTGACTACATCCCAACCATAGTCATCTACAAACTCAGCAAGGCGTGCAATGGAATCTAACTTTGGGTTAAGTTGCATCAACGCATGGCGTATTGGGTCAGCAAAAGATACTCTACGGTATCCGTAATTAAGACATAACAATTCAGCGGTGCTGTCCTTACCACTGCGTGCGTATCCACTCAATCCAATAATCATTTAACACCCCACCAAATACCTACTGCAAGTGGACCGATGTAAACCTCAATGCATTTAAGATTCTTGTAGTGCACTATACCAATACAAAACATTCTCCAGTTAAACTCATGAGTTAGTATCATTGCTTGCCTCCAGTATTTTAATTGCTTGCTCTCTGCCATTGGTAATACCTTTAATGTAAATACTCATCATCTCATTGGACTTACAGAACTCAGAAGGTATGTGATAACAGGCATCTTTAATTTTATTTATTAAGACATCAATCATTCTTCACTCCTGTCTGGCTTGCGGTATCTACGGTTATTCCATTGTGGTTGTTCGCCACCTAATCTATCTTGTAACTTGGTAAGTGCACGAGACACACGCTTGCGTACTGCCTCATCACTAATGTTGTACTCAATAGCCAATGCATCTATGTCAGTGCCACCATTTGCAAACCTACGATGTAGAAGCAGGTTGTCCTGTTCATTTAATTTCTTAAGACAGAAAGACACATCACTTAACATAGCCTCACGATTCATGCCTTCGCTTGGCTTGCTTGAGGTAGAAATGAAATCATCTTTAGGTGTTGAAGATACTGTCCACTGCTCATAGTTCCACACATCTTTGAGTAACTCCTGCAAAATCTCATGCGTGTAATAAAAAGCATCCGATGGTGATGACTTAGTTTTATAGGCACGCTCTTTAGCAGCAAACTTCTGCGACTCGTTGTTGAATGTACGCTTAAGTTTAAATACCAATGAGTCTTGCGATTGCCACTCCTCAATCTTGTGCCAATGTTCTAATGCCCACAGGTTAAGGTGTTGGTACACATCATCAGCCGTGACTAAGTGCCTATGAATACGGGTACATCTAGCAGCAGATAAGCGTGCTACTTTATAGACCTGTTCCCATAGTAAATCTTTCTCGTCACTCATTCTTTAATTGCCTCATTGCCTCTAGTAAGTTATCAACTGTTATGAGATAGCCCTTGCTTTTATTCGGGGGAATCTCACAGGTAATCTCTCTACCAAAGTTCTTAATTGCGTAGTGTACATGGTCAGTAGGTACCATGAGCACGCCCTTCTCAAGTACGAACGCCCAGTAAGCAGCCTCAGTTACCATCAACCCAGATGCTTCCCAAGATTGTGTCTTAAGAAACCAACACTCAACTTCTATGTAGAGATTGTTTGTCTTGTTCCATTTTCTGTCACGCTTTACTTCTATTGTCTTGCCATCAGTGAGTAGTTCTTCAACTAACTTCTCACCTTTCCGCCCGTATCCAAAGTCTAAATCAAAGGATGAATTTTTAGCCATGTATTAGCACGCCGACTCGCTTTCGCAAACCGTCTGCCCCTTCTGCTAGGTAGACATCGTTAACATCCTGACCCTCAGGCATGAACACAGGGAATACATTGTCTAGTTCTCTACTTAGATTCTTAGCCATCTCCCTGCCAGCGTTGTCTCCATCGCAGAGCAGAATTACTTTTGTCCAGTCAGCAAGTACTCGTGAGTAAAAAGGTTTCCAATTGTTGGCACCTGGTAAACCAACTGCAGCAAAGCCTGCTTGTGTAGCAACAACAGTATCAAGTTCACCTTCGCACACGATTAGTGTGTCATCATCTTTGTTCAATGCGTTGATGTTAAAGATGTGAGTGGTAGCCCCTGGTCTTGACATGTACTTCGGACCAGCAGCATCAGGACTTAAGGCACGAAAGCGTATGTCAATAGTTCCAGATGGTGTTAGGTATGGAATAGATAACTTACCAATGTAAGGCTCATGTCCTACCTCAGGATTTTTTACGAAGCCGAGGCGAAACATACGAGCCGTTGCCTCCGTTATACCGCGACTCTCCAGATACGGAAGAATCTCCACGAGGTTTTGAGCGTAAGTCTCCGTTGCTCTCTCCAGTAATTCTCTCTGCGATTTGCTTAGCCTCATTGAAAGTCACTCCTTCTTTCTTCATAATGATTGAGTACACATCTCCAGCCATGTCGCAGCCGAAGCATCTGAACCCACCGTTTTCTGTATTAAGACGAGCAGACTTTACTCTATCACCGTGGAAGGCACAGCGCACAGTCACCCACCCGCGTTTACCTTGCGGTATGTCAAAGCCGTAATGTTCTAGTACTTTTGCCAAGTCATGCTTAGAGTTTTGCAAGAGCATCACTGAGCCTTTGTACTACATAAGCATCCTCAATCCCCTTGTTAGATGCCTTGATAATAACCAATGGCGTAGGTGCAATCTTCAATCGCTTAGCAATACGGTAGTTCTCCGCCTCTATCTGTGCCTCACGAATCCACCCAGATAAATCTATCTTGCCGTCACGCCGTGGTGCCTTGGCTTCAATCACATAGATGTCGTTGCCAGTAGGTAGTGCAACATCACCAATGTCATTGCGACCAGCACGAGGTAAACGCTGTGCGTTGTACCCGTTCTCCATCAACCAATCGGCTAGGTCAATCTCAAATGCTGCGCCCCTACGCTTGTTACTTGCTTGCTGTGTTACCATTAAAATAATTTGCCTTCCTCTGTTGAAGAAATCCATACGATGCAATCATTATCGTTAATGTTTTTTCTTGTGCGACCTGAATCAACAATGAACCCATCTTTTAATAATGTCATGCGAGTTGGGCGTACAGTATTGCCATTGAGACTTAAGAAAGATTCTATCTCTTGGTCTGTTGCCCCATTAAAACCTTGCAGTTTAATAAACTCGTAAACTTTTGCACGCCAAGAACCAGTACGCGGTAATGCTTTTAGTGCAGCAGTTCTTGATGTATGCCTTGCTGCTTGTGCAATTATTACTGTGTTTCTATTAACCTTGTGGTCCATTGTTGTTCTCCTGATTCGCTGCTGCTTGTGCTGCTTGCCAGTACAGTGCATAGTAATTCTCATCGTAAGCAAAGCGCTTCATGTGCTTTGCGATAGCACCAGTGTGTGCATGTACAGGTACACCTGCTGCTTTAAGTTTACGGAAGAACACAATGTCCTCACCCACAAACTTCTCACCCACATTCTCAATCTCTGCAAACATAGACTGGTCTGGAAACTTCTGTCTTAATGCAGGAACCACAGACTTATGCATCAGGGTAAGCCCAAGCCCTGCGTTATCTACCTTAATGATTTGGTCTTTAGGTAGCGGGTGCTTGTACTTAATCTCAAACTCATTGCTACCTTCATCAAACAATGCAGGCATAGGTTGCATCAATGATGACTCCATCTGCTTAGAGATGAAGTACACACCCGATACAACAGGGCGAGCCACTTTGTCTGCTGTATTCCATAACAACTCAAGGATGTCAAGGGTTAGCACGATGTCAGAGTCAACCCATAGCAACCAATCTGTCTTAATGTTATCTGCCCACATGTCAAACAGCGCTTGGCGTTGGCGACCAATCTGATTACCTTGCACACGCACCGCGTTATGAATACCAATGTTGCGTGTTGGTGCTGTGATTGTGGTGTACATCAGACCTTCGGTGAACTTACCGTCAGTCAAACCATTGTCACACCAACCAACGGATAATGTTTCTTTACTGCTGTGTGCCATCCATAGCCTCGCTCTCATCAATAACCGTAAGGGCGCTCTCGCCCATCTCTTTAAAAGAATCAGCCAAGTTAATTAAACCTGCTGCAATTTCAGCAACACAATCAGGACCATGATGTTCTTGTAGGTGTTCACCAAACTGACCAACATAATCTGCAAACTGAATAGCCTCTAACCAAATAGTATTTGGGTCATAGATTTGCCGTGATGCTTCGTTAACCTGCTCCATTACATTAGGTAACTCAGCAATGATTATGTCTTTAACTTCCTGCGGTACCTTCAACTTGCTCAGTACTGCTTCCATCCTTTGCGGTGAAAGTAACAGTTCTTCCGTCAGTGTAAGCGTTGAACTGTTCTTCTGTGAGGTCCATGAACTCACCAGTCTTTTTATTTTTCCAAACAAGTGCCCTCCAACCAGCGGTGTATGTCAATACACGAGGTGTAAATTTAAGTTGTGCTTCAATGTCTGTCTTAAAACGCTCTGTTTTAATAACGAACTCGTCTCCGACTTCGCTGGCTGGTACTTCACCACCATTTTCTATTACTGATAAATCCCAATCCATTTAATTCTCCTAAGGTTGTCCAACATCTAGTACCTGCATACTTGCAGGGTCATACGAAAGCCACACTGGTGTGCCTCCGTTAGCATCGGCAGGTCCGTAACGATTCTTAACAGCACACACACCCATCGTAGAAATCTGGTTAATAACTGTAAGTATCAGACTCGGAGTCTGCGCCACTTTCCCATGCAGTGCTTTTTGTGGTGGGCAAGGATTACCCAATACCCCTTCGGAGGTGTGGTGACAAACCACAACCGCAGCACCAGTCTCCCGTGCCCACCACTTGAGTTCCTTCATCAGCGTACGCAAACCACCCCACTCATCTTGCGAATCCATGGTTACATCTACTGCATTGTCAAGCACAATCAAACGAACATCCTCACCAAGTCTTTCACGAGTAGCAAGTACTGCATCCTCAATGTCTTTAAGTGTTGGTGATGAATCAAACTCCCAATAGATGTGGTCAGCAGGCTTGAGCATTTGCGCTGCCCAATCTCTATCCATTTCCATAAGAGGTTCTACTTCTGCTTGTTGCTTTCCCGTCAGCAATGCAAGCAAACGAAGGCTCATCGTATGTGAGTGTGTATCTGCAGAGATGTAAAGAGTTGGAACTTTTGCACGGACTGCCAAGGACAGAGCAAGCGTTGACTTGCCTGCCCCTGGCGGTCCAGCAATCATGCTTACTTCGCCGTAACGGATTGCTATTTGTTGAGCAGCGAGTGAGTGCCAGACCACAGGAAGGGTCGCACCCCCTCGTGATTCTGTCTTAATAGCACGGCTGAGTAGGCGCATCTTCTATGCAGGTACCTTGTTCTGGCAAGCCTGTCCCTGTGGCTTTGGGCACGCATAGAAACCCTTGTATGGGCGACCAGTTGCTTTAGCAATACCTGCTGGTACATGGCGCATAGGTCCACCACCGCAAGTGCAATCAGGTGTTCCAACCATTGGCTTGTAGCCTGCTGGTGCTGGGTATGAAGGTGCTACTGCTGCAACTGGTGTGTGGTTTACAACTTGTGGTGTAAGACCAGCGTTGCTTACCGCACAGATAGCATCAATGCTTGACTCAAGGTCAGCAATTGCTGCAATGCGTAGTGTCAAACCATCTAGTGCTGCATCTAGTTCAGCATCAGAGGTTGCACGAATGTTAAGTAAAGTACCCTTAGGTGTCTTTACATTTACTTGGTATAGCGGTTCAGTCATTTGGTTCTCCTATAGGTATCTCTGGATAAAGATGTGAGTCTTTGCCACCCACTGCATAGCATGATGAGTTTACTGAGCATGTGCCACACATAAACCCTGTTGATGGTATAAAGATTTTATTACTTACCGCTATCTCAAAGCCTTTAGCCCATGAGCCAAGGCGTGATTCAGTAAAGCGGTCAAGGCTAACAGGAGTTGTTAGTTCCCCTGTGCGTGCCATGAAATAACTGCCAAGTTGTGGGCGAACACCAAAGGTTTTCTCCACCAGTACTGCATAGATACCAAGTTGTGTCTGAGACTTAGGCTCAGCACCTGTCTTAATATCTACAATTACTAACTCGCCAGTAGGTGCAACCATAATGCGGTCAAGAAACGCCTTAATGTTTACACCGTTGACTGTCTGATTCATTTCAGTTTCAATAGCGGGGATGCCAACGGGGGTTTCCCAAATCTTCCAACCACTTTCTTCTCTGAACTGAATCCAAAAGTCAACCATCTTCGGACCATTGGCAAGCCACCAGTCAGCATCTTCCTTGTTGGGATATGCCTTGGTAGCACGACCACCAGCACGCCAAGGCATACCGTTGTCAACCAGTTTGTAGTTATGATTCCATCGTTCTATAAACATAGCCGTTGGGTCAAAACCCTCAGGTGTGATGTCATAGATTTCTGTGCACTCATGTACAGCCTTACCACCAGCAAGCCAGTAGGAAGGTGACTCTGCCACATGCTGCACACGAGTGAGGTAGTACTGCCATCCACACCCAAGCCATGTTGACATGGCGGAGTGGGAGATGTAGTTCTTCCCTGTTATTTGTTCAAGTGTCATTGTTGCTCCTTCAATAGGGGAGACTACTACACGAAGTCTGCTCTATAATTAGACACGCCGAGAAGAATTACAAGCATGTAATTAAAATTCGTGTACACTGCTGTTCGTGTTGAACAGGTTAAGTAGAGTACTGGCGAGGTTCTTGAACCGAGCAGGTGTAATGGATAATACCACATTAGATTTGCGTGGCTTTGGTCCTATGCATGTGTGCGTGTGTGGCTCTCGTCTGTTTAAGGTGGGCTGCATGTTTGAAGATAACGACATAGCCATGTGGTTTGTTGATGCAGAGTGTGCAGATTGTGATGCACTTGTTAAAGTTCCAACACCAGTGGATGCACTATGACACAGGTAGTTATTATTTCAATAGCCGTAGCCATAGAGAATGTAATTTTGTGGAGCATAGCCTACAACTTTGGTATTAAGACAGAACAGCGTGCTCGCATACGCAGGCTAAATACATTGCGGAAATTATTAAATGGCAAAGTATGACTACAAATGTAGCGTGTGTGGTGGAATACAAGAGATAGAAAAGCCAATGGGTAGCGACTGGATACCTGTGTGCTGTGGCGATAGCATGAGTCAAGTGTACTCAGCAATACCTGTGAAGTTTAATGCTTCGGGATTTTATAGTACTGGCGGGTAAGTGGTTACGCTTCTTTAAAGCAAGGTTGAATTGCTTGAGAGGCAGACACATTTACCTGGGCATACCCAACGGTACGGCATGTTTAGTGTGTAAATGGAGGGATGTATGACAGGCACATTGATAGTGACATTCTTTGCACTGGTGTTCTTCTTGCTTTACTGGTCACAGAACCACTGATACAAAGCAAAAAAGCCCCCCGCAATTAAGCGAGGGGCTAATCTGTTGAAACTTATTTCTTAAGCGGGAACGAATCCTTTGGATTTGCCCAGCGCATTACGAGAGGAATGATTGCTGCTACACCAGCAGTAAGAAAGTCTTTAGGTTCTGTCTTGCCTAGTGTAAAGGCTGTGACTGCACCTGTGATGAAAGCACGAAGGTATGTACCACCAATGCTTGTTAATTGTTCTTGAAGTTTTGCGTTCATTACTTGCTCCATTTCGGTCTGCCAAATCCCACAATGTAAGGTGTGAGTTTGCGCTTGTTGTTTTTCTTGTAGGCACGGATGCGTTCTGCTACTTCACCACCGTTGGCTTGGCTACCCTTTGCTTTTTTCTCAGGGCTAGTGTTGCCTTCAATGGTTGTAACAGTTCCATCAAGGTTGTCTTTAACGACAATACCTACATGCTCTACAGGTGCACCACCTTCAACAAAGTCAAAGAACACAATGTCACCAGGCTTAGGCGATGCAGTTTCTGCATTGCTCCAAGCACCAGTTCCTTTGAACGCTTCAACTCCGCCAGGAGTCCACACCACATTGGGCATCTTGTATTTAACTTGGGCTGAACACCACATAACAAACGAACCACACCATGGTTGGAAGTTATGCTTAGTAAAAGCACCGTACTTTGTTTCGTTATCCTTTGGACCTTCAACAGTCCCAACCTCAGCCTTGGCTACGGCTAGGAAATCATCTACTTGACTCATGCTTCTACCCTTGCTTTCATAACTTCAACATCTATCTTGATAATGTTTTGATTCTCAATTAACTGGTCAACTTTATTTATTAAGCCAGTATGTCCATCGTTATAGAGAGCGTATTCAATTCTTGCTAACTTATCTTCAAGTACTTCGGTATGCTTTTTAATTGTGTGCTTAGCAATTAAACTAATGCCAGCCAACAAAGCAGCAATAACAAAGAAGTATGAGTAGACGATGGTTGCGACATCAGATGACATTTGCAGTATTCCTTATACGACAGTACGGGCTACGATTTGGCAGATGCCACCGAAGCCTGAGTAGTTGCGGGCAGATGGTGTTGCACGAGTAAATGTAATCTGTTCAATTACACACTCAATAGGTTCTCCACCAGCGGTGAAGTCCTGAACTACAAGGGTTGCACCTATGCTTTCAACTGATTCAAGTGCAAACAAACGCTCACGAGCGTAGCCTTCATAGCCAATAATGTTGCCAGTTTTGTCTGTCTCACGGTCAAACATAAAGACAGGAATCTGTAACACACGGGCACGAGTAGGTGAAGGTAATGCTTTAACAGCAATACCGTTGATTACTGCACCAGTAGTAGCATCAGTTGAGTTGCGATACATGTCAATTTTAAACGATGCATCTGGCTCTAAGTCTGGGTACGCGTTAATCAAATCTAAGTCAGCAACACTAGAGTTACCTTCTAAGATTGTGTTGATTGATGTATCAGAGTCAGCGCCAATCTTAAATATTTGGATATCACCACCTGCTAGGTTGGATGGTGTACGCACACGGATACGCTTCCATGCTTTGTTTTCCATGGTATCATAACGAATCTTACCTGTGCGAATCTGTCCTACTTCAACCAAATCTGTTGGATGTTCAAGCCATACACCAGAACCATCAATTGCAAATGCAACTTGATTATTTTGACCAAAAACACGAACACCACGAACTGTTCCAGTCACGCCATCTGCATATACATCTGTAGCACGGGCATAAACACCAGTAGAAATAGGTTGAGCATAACCAATAAGAGTCAATGGCTGAGCCAAGTTAATACGCATGGTGCCTGAGTTAGAGTTAACACCTGCAGTATTGCCACACCAAATGTATGAGTCACGACCTTCAAAGTCATAAACACCGTTCTCATTGTGGAATATTAATGGACCGTATGTCATGTCACCGTTCTGGTCAAGAGTTGCAATGCGGGCACCTTTATTTGTACCAACCAAAAGATATGTTCCCAAGTAACTGTATAGCGAAGTAATAACTTCACCGCGAGGCATAACTGCTGCGGTTACAATAGTTCCCAATGCACCAGTATTATCTACCTGTAATTTAAAGATTGTTGAGTGTTCACCAGCATAACCAGAAAGATAAATAGCATTGCTTCCTTCTGTAATTCCAGACCATTCCCAACGATATGGCATAACAGTTGAGCCGTTAATTTCAGTAAGAGTACTAAGGTTAATAGGACCACCTTGATGACCTGCTCCAGTAAAGGTAAGTTCATAAGCCTTAGTGCTGTAATCATTGTAAGTAAGTGCAAAGATTGCACGACTTTTAACAAATTTAAGTACGGCACTAATTGGTGTTCCATTGTTAATGGTATAGTGTTGATGAACGGTTCCAGTAGTTAAGTCAATATCATACAAAGCAGTAGTTGTTGCCACATATAGATTGGCACCATCTGATGTTTGTGCAAGGATTGTTTGATTGCCAAGTTGATTGTATGTAATGTAGGCAGCAGATGTACCAGCAGTTGTAATACTGTAGATTGCAGTTTGTGGTGAGATGCGTAATGCTGTGCTAGTTGCCATTGTTCCAGCAGTAGTTGCTGGACTAATTGTAATTGTGTTAGTACCGATGGCTGTTACAGTTGTTGTACTTGTAATGTTAGAGCCATCTGCTACGCGCCAGCCAACAACAATGCCAGCAGTACTTGCAACTGAAAGAGTGGTAGAACCAGATACCGCAGAAGTTGTTGTTGTAGTAGTAACAATTGGCTCTGTATCAATAGCATATAATGTTGGTGTTGAGCCTGAACCAGTAGCAATTGTTGTTTTGCCACGCATTGTTAATACTTTATCTGTCTTATGCAACAAACTAATCTCACCTGGAGTCCATGGGTTGATGCCGTATGAATCACGGAAGCGGAAGCGAACTTCGTTGTCATTGCCTTCCATAGGCTCTGTGTATTGCACGCCTTCGCCATAGTGCCAAGAAGATTGTGAGCGTGTCCAATAACCAGAGCCACCAAGGGTGTGTTCACCTGGGTCACGCATTTGGTCTACACGCTGAGCACGAAACTCTGCAGTCTGTCGCTTGTATGGTGTGTTGTCTGTTACAGCCATAATAAATGGCAAGCCACCAATAGCAATATCGAAAGCGTTAGCGTTTAAGTCATAGTATGTAGAGAGGCGACCAGATAAATCAATTATCGTGCGCTCTGTAATGTCAGGTGCTCTTGATACCATGGCTTCTCCTTGTTTCTTAAGAAATAATAATAGAGCAGTTTAGACCCGTGCTCAGGGGTAATTGTTATCGGTAGGTTGTAGCCATACCATTACTCTATCGCTAGTACTTGTTCCTTAATTTTAGCAAGTTGTTCAGGTGTTATTACGCCAATTTCGCCTCTTACGGCAGGAACGAACTCATTTGTCTTTGCATCATAAGTGTCACCTACGCCAGCAAAATTCCCCCGCATAGAATTATTGTAAGAAGTTTGAACCCATTCAGTATCATCACCAAATAGTTTCTTGCAAAAAGCAATGCCTAACGCTTCATTTTCTACGCCATTTGCATCGTGCGTTTCGTCATTAGAAATAACAATAACGCGCAATACTTTGTTGTCTTTATCTAATTCAGCAAAATGTGCCATTGTATTTTCTCCTTATGACCAATAAGTAATTCTTGCATAACCTGAACCGCCAGCACCACCACTTGCATTTTGATTTGCAGTAGTAGCCCAAACTAAACCACCACCACCACCACCACCAAAGTTAGCAGTTGCCGCACCTCCTGTATTATTAGAAGGTGATGTATCATTCCAAGCACCTTTACCAGCATTTGATGCGGACAAAGTAAACTTGCCATTGAAACCGTTATTGGTTGAACCTGATGTTGCACCACCACCATAACCAAAAATTGCTACACCGCCTATTGAAAGACACGCGGCTTGAATTCCGCTTGAACCTCCACCTTGTAAGGTAGAAGTAGTGCTGGTGCTATTGTTTGCTAACATGTTGTTAGTTGATGCGCTTTGTGAATAAGCGTTTCCTCCTGCGCCACCTGCCGCAGAACAGAATGAAGTCGTACCAAATTGTGCGGCACCCCAACCAGCAGAACCAGCCGTTGCGCGTACTGTTCCCCAAGCCATAGTTGCATTATTATCGTGGAATGAAGAACCGCCACCGCCGCCATAACCAGTTGCTAAAGAACCAAATGTTGTATCTGAACCAACTGAACCTGCAACACTACCACTTGTACCAGCAGCACCCCCCGCACCAATTGTTACTGTGTAAGAAGAACCTGCTGTAACGGTAATAGTTTTTTGTAAAACACCACCGCCTCCGCCACCGCCCCCTGCACTCCAGTTATTTGCGAAAGTTGTACCACCACCACCGCCGCCTCCACCACCAACTAAAAATACTTCTACAGTTGTGCAGTTAGAAGGAACAGTAAATGTACCTGTGCTTGTAAATTCTTGTACTTTCTGTGTTACTGCGCTACCACCAGTAGCAACAGGAAATGTATTTACACCCATTACGCTATCTCCACTCCGCTAATATGGATTGTTACTGCAGTAGTAGAAGCACCACCAGTAATTGTTTTAGTTGTAGCAAGTACTTGCTTAAGGTCAAACATAGCAACTGTGTTAGCAGCAATGCTTACTGTAGGAAGCAAGTTAATTCCATCCATTGCAATAGTTACAGTAGATGTGCTACCTGCTGTATTAGATACTACAATGTTAGTTGCTACTGTAGTTGTAGCAGATGGTACTGTATATAGCGTTGTACCTGTTGATGTTGTTGCTGCTCCACGGAACAGCGCTTTAGTTGTTGTAGCCATTAGTTACTACCTTCCTTATATCCAAGCGCCCATGAGTGTCATGAGTACAATGTCTTGTTCATATCCACTTACATCTAGTGATGCGTATGTTGTTGATGTAATTTTTGTTGCTGTTGCTGTACCCAAAACTGGCGTAACCAGTGTTGGTGATGTTGCAAATACTAACGAACCGCTACCAGTTTCATCTGAAATAACACCAGCCAATTGAGCCGAAGTAGTTGCAGCAAATTGATTTAATCCACTAGCAGTTAAACCTAAACCTGTAGTAGGGTGAACATGGTCTGCTCTAGCAGTTGTAGTTGCTGTTCCAACAGCAGCCGTTCCGTTAGCACTTGGTGTTGTTGAACTTAAACCAGTAATGCTATTAAATGATGTTCCAGTTGCTGTCCCAATGTTGGGAGTTGTTAAAGTTGGACTTGTAGCAAATACTAATAAACCCGAACCTGTTTCATCAGATATTACTCCTGCTAACTCAGCAGATGTAGTTGCAGCAAATACTGATAGTTTATCCGCTGTCTTTGCAAGAGTTGCAGATGTTGGTATAGTAGTAGAGTTAATTGTTAACCCATTAACATTTGAAACCGTAGCACCTGAGTTGATTGTTGTAGAACCAAGGGTAGGTGCTGAGTAAGAAGATGTTGTAGAGATAGCCTGCCATGTAGAACCACTCCATGCATACATAATGCTAGATGTTGAGTTCCAATATGTAGCACCAGTAATAAGAGCATTGCCTTGGTTGTCAACAGATGGAGCAGATGACTTAGAACCTAAGTAGCGTTGGTCATAGGCTGTGTAAGTTGTTGCTGCAGATGTAGCAGATGTTGCTGCAGATGTAGCACTTGTCGCTGCTGCTGTCTGGCTTGTCAAAGCAGATGAAGCAGAAGTGGCAGCGCTAGTCGCGCTAGTTGCTGCAGCGGTTTGAGAAGTCAAAGCCGATGATGCACTTGTTGCTGCGCTAGTAGCAGATGTGGCTGCTGCAGTTTGACTGACAGATGCAGATGTTGCACTTGTTGCAGCAGCGCTTGCGCTTGCTGCAGCAGCAGAAGTTGAAGCAGCAGCAGAAGCAGCAGAGGTTGCTGCGCTGTTAGCCGATGTCAAAGCATTGCTTGCATAAGTTGCAATAGTAGATACTGAGGCAGCAGCACTTGTTGCAGAAGTAGCAGCACTTGTTGCTGATGTTGCAGCAGCGGTCTGGCTAGTAAGTGCAGAAGATGCTGATGTAGCAGCACTGGTTGCGCTAGTGGCTGCAGCCGTAGCAGATGCAGCAGCGCTTGTAGCGCTGGTAGCAGCAGCAGTCTGTGATGTTAATGCTGATGAAGCACTTGTTGCTGCAGCACTGGCACTTGATGCAGATGCTGTTGCGTTGTTGGCTGCACTGGTTGCTGAGGTTGCTGCGCTTGTAGCGCTAGTAGCAGCGCTTGTTGCAGATGTAGATGCTGCAGTGGCTGAGCCAAGGATTGCATCTACATAAGACTTAGGTGTAGCAGATGAGGCAACCATGCCTGCAGATGAAAGACCAGTGATTGTTCCTGCACCACTGACAACAATAGATGCTGTTGAAGTAACAGTACCTGTAAGAGTTGCACCATTGATAACAGGTGTAGTCAAAGTCTTACGAGTAAGAGTTACTGACTGGTCAGAACCTACGATGTTTCCATCGCCAGATACAAGTCCGTGCACATGTGTCTGTCCAGCAGATGCAAGGATGGCAGTATCGTTGTCATAACCACGGGCAGCAATGTGGGTTTGTTCTTCTTTGAAGTCACGACCAGATACACCATGGCGAACTGATGTACCAGCAGAGTGTGCAACTGCAGCAGTACCATCTTGTCCACGAGTAATGGTAAGAGTAGTTGAAGTAGCAGCGGTTACAGTAACTACTTCTTCTTTGGATGTATCAGGTCCAAGGATGAGTGTGTATGGTACTGCTGGAAAACCGCTAACAGAAATGACAGCAACGCTTGTTGTTGTATCACCTGTTGATGCTGATGAAATAGAGTTAACCAGAGTGGTTTCAATTGCGGTGGCGGAAAAGTTCCGCTTGAGTACTCCTGGGTCGCCTGCTGCCATGTGTCTGCCTTATCTCTGATAGTGTGAACGAACGGGAAATTGACGGCGCATGTTCTCCGCCACTTCGTTTAGACGAGTGTTGTAAACATTAAACAAGAAGCGTGCTGCATTTGCACCGCTGTTTTGTCCACGCTGATTGTCAAGAACATCTGCTTCTGCAGATAGTGGACCCAAGCGTGCTGGGTCAAGGAATGAAACCATACGGAAGGCTGCGCCATAGATGAGCACATCTTCTGAGTATGATGGCAAGCCAGTAATAGTTGACATTTCTTGTGTTGCTGTTGAGTTAATATCAAAAAGTGTTGGGCGCTTAGCATAAGCCACATTCACGGCACGACCTGGAACAATAGGTGAGTACACGCTAAGGCTGTGACCAAAGTTAGTACCATCGCCAAAGGCTGTTGGATTAGCAGTACGGTCAATTTGCCATGCACGAACTGGTAGCCATTCTTTAGATGGACCAATGACTGAGTGAGTAACAGTAAGGATGTTCTGCACTTCATCGGGGATGTCATAGGTTGTGCGAGCAGCAATGTAATTGAACTGGTACTGACCAATGCCAAAGATTTGTGGATACACAGAATTAAGTGTGTCGTTAATAGCCTTCTTGATTTCATAGCGTGGGAATACTGGAGCGGTAATAACTTTAGAAAGATTGTCATGTGCTACAGCCACTGAGCCACGCTGACCACGCCCCCATGGGGCAAGGGTAAGCACATTGTCAATGTTGTTAGTGCTATTGACATACATTAACTCATCGCCTACTTGAATAAAGCCACGGCTGACTACACTTGAATCATTAACTGAAATGCTAGTAGTTGTACCGTTAGTAACGGCAGCA